TTCTAAGATCATCTAGCTTATCAAGCTCCCTTTGAATTTTGAGCTCGTCTATTTGATCATCAGTCATGTTAAATACTCTCTTTCGCAACCAGTCTCTACTTACTAGACCCTCAATATTGTTAGCTGTTGTTGCAACATCAAATCTTGTTCTAAATAGTTCTAGCTTTTGCTGTTGAGCAATTGTTGATGGGTTTGATAATTTCATTTGAAAATCTAGAAGATCTTCACCTTCAAACCCATTACAAAAAAGATGTATAATTGCCATCTTATTTAACTCGGCTATTACAGTTCTTTGTATCCTTGCAATAGTTCTAGAGAACCTAACGTCTTCTTGCGATAGTGTTGCTTTTGCGCCAAGGCCTTCGTCATATCCAAGATATGCCTTGGGTATTTTGAGAGCAGCAAATAGCTTTTTCTGAATATATTCTACATCTTCTATAGCTGTTGCATTTTGACCACCAGCTAGCGTATCAATCTTAGTCCCTGTTTCACTCCCACGAACTGGTAGATAATAATCTTCATCCACAGACAGTGGATTATACCTTAGATCGACTCTTCCCGTTGTTCTATCAACGACCTGTGCCTTCTTCAGTGTTGCTTGAACTTGTTCCATGTACGTTGGAATATCTTCAGGAGGAACATTTCCGACGTCAATATAAAATACCCTTCTTTCAGGAGACCTTACTATTCTATATACAAGCATTGCATCTTCGACTAGTATAAGCTGACGCCAAATTCTTCGTGCAGCTTCAAGTACTGATGAACCATACGGTAGAAATGCATCATTACCAAGAACTCGCATATGAGAGACCTGCCAGTTCTCCAAGACTTGATTTCCCTGTGTTACCCATCTAAATCTAACTGCCATAGGATCTTCTGGATCATAGGCTTCCTCTCTTTCAATTTCATTTACAGGTATTGGAAATGCACTTATTATTCCATGCTCAGGACTCACGTCATTAAAAAGAAAGAAATCGCCATATTTGCATAGATTTCTCGCCCATGCTGTTAGATTAAATTCAACGTTTAGTGTATCATAAAAAAGATCATTTAAAAGTTTTTCTATTGTAGGGTTTTCAGAATATATGTGAAGAACCTGCCCATGTTCGTCAGCTGCAACTGTTTCTTCAGAGTAGATATCTAGTGCGCTGGATATTTCTGGTGTATACTCCATTTCACTAAAATCACTATATCTTGCCATCCTATCGTATGTACCGTAAGCACTCATCGCACTACTATATACGTGACTTTGATTTTTTCTAAACATCTCAAATGCTGATGATGTTTTCATAGAAGAGTCAGTATTTCTGACCTTTCTCTTTATGACTGGCCCACTTCTAAATAGTGATGTTAACCTTCTAAACAGTGATGAGGCTGGTTGCTCTGCCATATTTTAAATCTCCTACAATACCCATTTCCAATCATTAAGTATCTTTATTTTATTCTTTATATCAGAACTGTGAATACCTCTTTTTGCATCTCTTGAAGTTTCGACATTTTTTCTATCTTGCCCCGGGTTATTGTGTGTGCGGAAATCAAGTATAGCATTTGGAAGATCGTCGTATGTATTTCGAGTAACAGACATGCCCTTAAGCATCGCATCATTTATATCTCGACTATTTTTACTATATCCTTCAGCAGCATCAAATAACCAGATTCCAATTGCAAAACTCATTACAAGATCATCATTGTGACCTTTCATGCCTTGTGCTTTATTTCCAATCCATACAAATGTTTTTAGCTCTTCATAAAATCTACTGCTATAGATTTTAACCATTTTATTTCTAAGAACCTCTTCTAGCTTTGTTAAAATAAGCGACCTTGTTCGCCCACTTGTCGTAAAGCCTGCTAAATCAGGATTTGACTCAGGGACATAATCACCTATATAAACTGCCTTTCTTCTTTTGTAATAGAGATTCGGATACTGTATCTCTTTTAATTTTAAAATTGTTGCATACCCATAAGAATTATTTTCAGGACACAGTAGTGCGTTGTTATATATTTTACCGTATTTTGCTAAAAGCTCACCAAGCCTATCAGGCGGAATCTTGCCTTTGTACTCTGCTACGCACTCACTTTCATTCAAATCTATCACGTGAAATGTTGAGTAGTCTCTTGAATCTCCTCGTGATACGTCCGCTGAGATGATGTAATTATTTTCAGATAGCGGATATTTCCAAATCCACACTCCCCTATCGGGCCCGGTTCGTTCTTTAGGTGGCGCTACACAGCTTCTAACGTACTTTATATCATTCTTTGATAGAAAGGTTTCACCAGAAGCTGCGAAGTCACAGAGATACTCCTGTGCAATTTGTCTATCAGATAGATTTTTAGTCGTTTCTTCAAACCATTTTTCACCTCTTTCAGGATGCACATCCCAAGGAAGCCTTATTGGCTTGAACTCATTTAATTCAGATTCTGAATCAGTATACAGTTTATGATATTGACCGCCTACACCGTTTGGTGTTGAAAGTATAATGACTCGCCCGCCTGTTGAGATTGTTGGATACAGCCCCATCCAAAGTTCATCAAAGTTTTTAACAAACGCTGCTTCATCAACTATTAAAAGAGATAGTGCTTCTGATCTTCCTGCATCATCAGATGTTGGTATTGCCTTTATTGTTGATCCATTGCTAAATTGTAAAAGTTGCTTATTATTAGCAACTAACTCTGGAAGTATTAGCCAGGGAGGTAAAGACCTCATCATAGTTTTTACTTTTGTAATAAAGTTTTGAGCAACCGTAAGCTTTGTCGCAATTACTAGAACATTTTTTTCTTTTTGAAATATAGACATCCATAGTGAATATGCTGCGACGAGCGTTGATAATCCTAGCTGTCTAGATTTCAATATTATAGAAAATCTTTCATTTAGAAATGTTTCTGTGCAGTCATCTTGAAAGTCAAACGTATCAAACTTTATCAAGCCTTTTACAGGATGCTGAATTTTTACATATGTGTTAAAAAAATAAACTGGATCTTTTCCACATTTTATAATTTCGTCTATTTGCTTTGATTTTTTTGGCTGAGACACTTTACCCAACTTCAAATGTGGTAAATCTCTTATAGTAAGCTGTTCTCTTAGGAGAATAAGGCGATGATGAAATAATCTCTATTGAGTCATTCGTATCAACCTCTTTTGACTTAAGTGATCTACCTGACATTTTTTTAAATTCTTTTTTAAGATCTTTCATATACACTTCAAGAATAGAAACTGATTCTTCTTCAAATGATTTTGACTGTTGCCTAAGCTGCATATCACTCATTAGATTAACGATTGTAGTGTAGCAGCAAGTCATTCTGTCACCTTGCAATGATACATTTATTCCAGCTGTGGGAACATTTCTATTCATTCCACCAGGATAACCCCAGGTGTTATTTGTAAGTTGACCCAACAAGTTAATTTCTTCTGACGTAAGCATTTTCACTATCCTTTAGATATAATTATCTATCTCAGATAGAATTGAATAGACACTTTTTTCTATCTCTTTTTTAAATTTAGAAATTTCAGCACTATCAGGTCTCCACCCACCTTTCCATGCTTTTCTGTTTGGTTGAAAAAATTTTAACTCACAACTTCTACAGACTCCAGACTCCAACTTAGAAATATGATCATGCGAAGATATTGTGAGAAATTCACACAAACTGCAGAATAGTCCGCTTCCTTTATCTGAGTTAGTTAAATATGACATGAGAGTCTTTTCCCTTTTTTGATATTTCAACAGAGTTATCGACACAATCTTTTACTGCGTCAACATGTGAAATAACTATTATATTTCTAAACCACTTCTTAAGAGACTCTAGAAGTCTAGTACATGCTTCTAGATTTGTTGCATCAAGAGATCCAAACCCTTCATCTATAATCATCATATTTGTCTTTGTTAACGACGAAGTATTAATGAGTGCAGCCCTAATTGCAAGAGACGAAATCATTTTTTCCATACCAGACGCTAACTCTATAACTCTTTTGCTGTCACCATAATCGATGTATATTTCCATAGAGCTTGTAGCAGGATCAGTCTCTAGACTTACAGTAAAATCAACAACACCTTGAAGAATGTTTAAAATTTCAGAGTTTATTGAAGGAAGCTTTGACATCATAATTCTAGACGGGATTCCTTTTTTAGATGTCGCCTGTAAAAAGAGATCATATACTCTCATCTGACGCTTGATCTGATCGTGATTCTCTTTGTCGCTTATTAGATTTTTTATATTTAGATTGCTCTCTGCAATTTTTCCTATTTTATCAACTTTTAATATTTCAAATTTTTTAATTTCATCTGATATTTCATCAATTTTTTCTTGAAGCGAAAGCTTGTCTTGATCTTTCTCACTTTCGACCATCATCTCCATCTTTCTTAGTAGCTGATTTTTACTATCAAGATTATCGTGTGTCCTCTGAAGAGATTCAGAAAGATTTATTATTTTTTCATCATTTATTTTAATCTTGCCTGTTAGGTCCATTGATTTTAAAATAAGAGTATCATATTTTCTTATTTTCTCTTCTGGGTTGATTTTTTTAATAATTTTTAAACTTTCTTTGCAGCTTTTTAGCAAGACAAGAGATTCACTAACTGTTTCTAGTTGACTATCTATATTCTTCTTATCATCATGAGACGACTTTATAAATGTACAATTTGGATAAGACGTTCCGCATGGAACCACATTTAACATATTTGCAGACTCTTTTAGCCTGCTCAGAGTACTAAGTGATTTTTCATGTGTACTTGTCAATTCAATTAGTTTTTTATCTAGATTAATTTTTGCCATTCGTTGATCTTTTAACTCATCAATCGATATTAAGTCACATACAGCGTTTATTTTGGATAGCTTTTCTTTCATTGTTTTAGACTCTATGTTGACGTTGTCTATTAGTGTAGATATCGATTTAGCTTCAGCTTTCTTTTCTTTTATCTCCTCTTTTTTTTGATCAATTTGTCGTTGTGAATAGCACTCTTCTATTTCATATCCCAGATTAGATCTTTTTTCTTTAAGCTTTTCAAGAATTTCTCTATTTGCAGTGATATCACTTTCAATTCTTTTAAGTTTCTTTTTTCTAGTTTCTAATCTTAGATTTTCTTCTTCTGTTTTCTTTTCCCAGTCTTCTTTTTTTATCGATCTTGAAAGCGCTCTAATTGTTGCTGAATCTTGTTTGCATTGGTCTGTCATTTTGTCAAATACTTCAAGATCTAAAAACTTTGTAAGAATAAATTTTCTATTTGAAGAGCCTTCACTTATAAATCTATTCATTCCCCCTTGACTTGCCAGGGATGTCATTAGAAAATCATCTGACGTTCCGATTAATTTTCTAAGAACTTTTTCTGTTTCTCGCCTTTGTTCTTCAGTTAAATTCTCTATGACGTTTCCGTTCTTATCAATTTTACTTAAATCAAGTGATGTTGTAGCATACACGTCACCTTTTCTAGTTGTATGCTTAATAGTTCCTCTTGATATTCTAAATCGCTCCTCATTTAATTTTATATCAACGCTGCCCTTGCAAAAACTTTTTCTACTGTTTATTATATGAAGATTTTTTATAGGACCCCTGTCAGTAGTATTGAAGAGACAGTACATTAGTGCACCAATAATAGATGACTTTCCCTTTGTATTTTTACCAAATATACCAGTTATCCCTTGGTTTTTTGAAAAATTTATATTGTTTGACTCGCCATATGCAAATAAATTGTCAAACAGTATGTTTTCAACTTGCCAGCGAGAATTTCTTAAAACTTGCTCCCCTGATATTGCGACTGAAAAATATCTATCTATAAGATCACGAATATCATCCTCTTCTTCTTGAGTTAGTTTGTGATTTTCAAAAAATTCATCAAATAAAGCATAGTGTGTTGTAATTTCTCTTAGATTTGACTCTCTATTGCTTATTTTTGATAAAAATTCAGCCGCATCGAATTGGTTTTCACTTTTAAATACCGTCTCTAGTGCTTTCATATCATGCTTTAGTCTCACAGAAATTTCATGAGAATCAGCTTGTGTGATTTGAGATTTTGATCTTATTCTGAATCTACTTCCAGATTTAAACTTTTTAGCACTTTCAAGAGTTTTAGCTACGCCTCCCTCCCAGTCTAATGTAATAAACGGAGAGCAATGAGGTATTTCAATAAACTTGCATGTAAAATTTTCTTTATCTTTAATGTCCCAAAGTAAGAAACCCTTTCCTATATCCTCGCCATAGTTTTGCTGAATCGTGGATCCGCAATATGCTATTGTTTTTTGGCTATTAAGATATTGCTTTCTATGAATATCTCCAAGCATACAAAAATCAAAATTATCAAATAGGTCAACAGTGACATCTCCCTCTATTTCCCAATCAACATCAGTCTTAGAGCCCCAGACTGCTCCATGAAAAAGTGCTATATTTATATCGTCTTCCACGGGTCTTACGTTTTTCCAGCCTGCTTCGTCAAAGCAAGAAAAAACGCACCAGTTAAATCCATCGATTCCTGTCCTGTATACACCTGATTTTTTATAAAGGTGTATATCAGGATTATTTAGAGCTGAAACTATTGGGGTTATTGCGTCCTGTCTATCCTTGTTCAAAAGAAGACCATCATGATTTCCCAATATAATATGTACCGGGCATATCTTAGACATAGATGTAA